ACAAAACCAGAGGTAGGGGCATCAACTGATACTTGGGGTACAAAACTCAATAATAATTTAGATTCAGTTGACGCATTGTTTAGTTCTACTGGTACTTCAGTAGCCATGAACTTAGACGGAGCAGTAATAGATAGCTCTGTCATTGGTGGCACAACTCCAGCAGCAGGTACATTTACAACCCTTACAGCTAATACATCTATAACAGGTACACTAGCTACAGCAGCTCAACCTAATATTACAAGTCTTGGTACACTTACAGGTTTAGATGTTGCAGGAACTCCAACTTTTGATGGTTTGACTGTTGATGGTGCTACCACTATTACAAAAACAGGAACAAATGCTTCTCCACATATAAAATTAACAGAAAGTGGTGACACAAGAGAATTTAATATTTACAACGATGGTTCAGGTAATGGTCGTTTAGTTTTAGCTGATACAGACGATACTCCTGATTCAGAAATTGTTTTAGCTGATAACGGAATTTTACAATTCAAAACAGCTAACAGTTTAGCCATGACTATTGATAGCAGTCAAAACGTTGGAATTGGAACGAGTAGTCCTTCAGCACCTTTAACAGTTAATACAGGTTCAGATGGTAATAATGTTTATATAGATAACAATGGTACACAACTCGCTATAGGTTCTACCTCAAACGTTAATTATATAAACACACAAAATGGAAGTGCTGCATTAGCTATACAAACAAATGGCACAGAAAAAATGCGTATTGATTCTTCAGGCAACGTTGGAATTGCAACCAGCAATCCTGCTACAACTTTAACTGTATCAGGAGATGACCTTAATGACAGTTCACCAACAATAAGACTCACAAATACAAAAGGTTCAGGCTCTTGGCAAAGTTTAACAGGGGATTTAGGAAGATTAGAGTTTTTTACTGAGGATACTTCAGGAGTAGCACCTTATGTAACAGGTAGAATCACATCTAATAATGATGCTACAAGTGGTAGTAGAACACTACCATCAGGTGCTTTAAATTTTTTTACTCGTGGATACAACGAATCAAGTTTAACTTTAGCTATGACTTTAAGTTCTGGTGGTGCTTTATCTAAATCATCAGGCTCATTTAAAATTGACCACCCATTAGAATCAAAAAAAGACACTCATCATTTAGTACATTCATTTGTAGAAGCACCTCAGGCAGATAATATTTATAGAGGCGTTGTAACACTTGTTGATGGAACTGCAACTATTAATTTAGATACTGAAGCAGGTATGACTGAAGGAACTTTTGTATTACTTAACACAAATACATCATGTTTTACCTCAAATGAATCAGACTGGGATGCTGTTAAAGGTAGCGTATCAGGAAATATATTAACCATATCTTGTCAAAACACATCATCAATAGCAACCGTATCATGGTTGGTTATTGGAGAAAGACATGACCAGCACATGATTGATACTGATTGGACTGATGATAATGGTAAGGTAATAGTTGAGCCTTTAAAAGGTGAAACATATAAACTGGACTTAAAAGGAGAATAAATATGGCAATATCTTACGAATGGGACTGTAAAACACACGACAGATACCCAACACATAATAGTAAAAGCAATGTAGTTTACAATGTGCATTGGCGACTTACTGCGACTGATGATAGTAACAATGATTCTGAAGGCAATCCGCAAACTGCTACAGTTTATGGATCACAGTCTTTAGATACATCTAATCTATCAAGTTTTAAAAATTGGTCAACTTTAACCAATAGTGACTTGCAGGGTTGGGTAGAAACTGCATTAGGTAGTGATACTGTTACTAGCATGAAAAGTAATTTAGATGCAGTAATAGCTGAAAAAGTAACGCCGACAACTGAAACTAAAACATTAAGTTCATAACATGGCCCTTTTGCCCGTCACACCGCCCGCTGGCATAGTCAAAAATGGTACTGATTACGCTAACAAAGGTCGTTGGGTTGACGGGGATTTAATACGCTTTGAAAATGGTTTTTTGAAACCTATAGGCGGTTGGTCAAAACTTGTAGCAACAGCTTTAGACGGCGAGCCTATTGGTATGTATGCCTATGCAGATAATACAGGTGAATCTATTTTAGCTATAGGTACAAGACAAAAAGTATATGTTCTATATAAAAACTCCGTAGTCAACATAACACCATCTGGTTTTGTAAATGACGCTGCAAATGATCCACTTGGTTATGGTGCTTATCAATGGGGCGTTGAAGATTATGGTGACGCTCGTTCACAATCAGGTTTACCTCTAGCATCTGGTCATTTTTCTTTTGATAACTGGGGTGAAGATTTAATTTTTTGTTTTTCAGGTGATGGCAAAATTTACAAATGGAGACCAGTTTCAGGCGGTACAGCAGATACCATAGGAACAGTAGTCACAAATGCACCTACTGGTTGTCAGGCAATAGTAGTCACTAACGAAAGGCATTTAGTAGCTATAGGATCAGGTGGAGATCCAAGAAAAATATCATGGTCCGATAGAGAAGATCGTAATACTTGGACATCAAGTCCCACCAATACCGCTGGTGATCTACAAATACCTACAGGCGGAAGAGCCTTACTTGGTGTTAAGTACCAAAATGATGTAATAATATTTAGTGATACTGGAATAAACAGAATGTACTATACAGGATCACCATTTGTTTATGGTATTGCAACAGCAGGCTCGAATTGTAAAGCAGTTAGTAGAAGATCGGTTGTTGCTACAGGCAACTTTTTATCTTGGATGGGCGAAAACTCATTTTTTATTTATGATGGTGCAGTAAGAGAAATACCATGTGATGTGCATGATTTTGTATATGACAACCTTAATGTGCAAGGCAGAGCAGCTTGCTGGGGTGGACACAACTCAAACTTTAACGAATTATGGTGGGGATTCCCAGTCGGTGAAGGGGTATATTTACCAAACAAATATGTCATTTGGAACTACAGAGAAAACACATGGGCCATAGGAACTTTAGATAGAGGATGTTGGATAGACCAAGGTGTATTTGACTTTCCTATTGCTGGAGATTCAAGCGGTTTTATTTATCAACACGAATCTACTACACTAAACGCATCGCCAAACTTAGGAACAAGTGTTCCATTTTGCACAACTGGTCCTATAGAACTTGGAAACGGCGATAATTATGTACAATGCAATCAAATCATACCAGACGAAGAAGCAAATACTTTGCCTGGTGTAACAATTAGTTTTAAAGGTAAGTTTACGCCTCTTGGATCAGAAACAGATTTTGGCAGTTTTACATTTGAAACAGATGGCTATACAGATGCTAGATTTACTGCAAGACAGGTGCAAATGACAGTAACAGGCGGTACAACACAAGACTTTCAAGTAGGCAACATCAGACTTAACTTGCGTAACAGAGGCAGAAGATAATGGATCTATCCTCACAACGACAGTATTTACAAAAAGCAATTAATGTAAAATTTTCTTTTGCTGCAACCACGCAACAAACAATATATACCGCACCAACTGGTGACGATTTTGATTTTGCCATTGTTAAAGATTTTATAGCTTGCGATCATGGTAATCAGCAAACAAATTTAGATGTTTCTATAACAGATACGAGTTCAAACGAATTTTTTATTTATAAAGAACACAATATAGCAGCACACGCTACAGAAGAATTAGTGCTTGGTGCTGGGATAATAATTCAACAAGGTGAAGTAATAAAAGCACAAGTAAATCATGCGAATATTGATTTGGTTTTAAGTATTGTAGAATATGCAAAAGGCGACTAATAAAGTAGTAGAACTAAAAACACAAGCAAAACAGCCTTGGGAACAAGAATGGGCCAGATGTAAGCCTTTTATTGAAAAAGCAGTAAAGTATCAAGATTCCTATACAATTGACGATATAGAAGATAAAATAAGATCAGGAATATTCCACTTATGGCCAGGCAAAAGGTCTGCTTATATAACAGAGTTTGTACTATATCCACAAGTAAAAGCGTTAAACCTTTTGTTTTGTGGTGGTGACTATAAAGAATTAGAACAAATGTTGCCGTCAATAGAAGCATTTGCAAAGGCGGCAGGTATAAAAAGACTTTATGGTGGCGGTAGAAAAGGATGGATTAGAAAAATAAAACATCTTGGATTTGAAACAGAATATTTAATTAGAAAAGACTTATGAGCAAAGGAAAAACCACAACAGTTCAGGAAGCTAGTTTACCAGCCTTCCAAGAAGCACAGTTTCAAGAATTATTTGGCAGAGCCAGAGGACTCTCACAACAGCCATTTATACCTTATACAGGCCCAATGGTCGCTGGATTCAATCCAGACCAACTGAGGCAGTTTCAGGCGACAAGAGGACTATTTGAATCTGGTATGGCGTTTGACCCTACGCAAGCCCTACAAGGACTAGCACAACAACAAAGACCTATGACAGGTCAAGTAGGATCATTACTTACTGCGCCGATAGAACAGTATCAATCGCCGTTTCAACAACAAGTAATAGATCAAGCGCTAGGCGATATACAAAGACAGGCAGATATAGCAAGAACTGGTGCGCAAGAGCGTGCGATTAGGGCGGGCGCGTTTGGTGGCTCACGATCTGCATTGTTAGAATCAGAATCACAAAGACCATTTATTGAAGCACAAGCAAGAACAGCAGCAAACTTACGACAAGCTGGTTTTGAGCAAGCGCAGAGGGCGGCGGAGAGCGATATTGCAAGACAACAACAATTAGCTATGTTTGCCCCAGAACTAGAATTAAGAGCAAGACAGCAACAAGCTGGTTTGCTTGGTGGTTTACAAGGATCGCAACTACAAAACCTTGGTTTGTTAAGTGGTATAGGACAACAACAACAACTGCTACAACAAAGAGGTTTAGATGCCGCGAGAGGAGAATTTGATAGAGCCTTAGCTTATGGCCCACAACAACTTGGTTTACTGCAAGCGGGTATGGGAACACCTTTGACAACTACTACTACAACTGGCAGACGAAGTACAGGTCTTGGCGATATATTAGGCGCAGGTGCGCAGTTGCTTGGTTTGCGTTTTTTAGGCGGATAAATGGCTACAATATTTGATTTCAACACACCTTTTGGAATGGTAAATTCACAACCAAATATAGGTCCTATTACATCTGTAACACCACAACCAACAAAAGACAGAACAGGTCTTGCTACTATGCTAATTGCTCTAGGTGGGGCTTTACAAGGTGACAAAGATTTTGTGCAAAAAGCCATACAGCTTAGAGAAATGAAAGAAAGTAAAGAAAAAAAGAACCAACAAGAGCAAGCTGTAAAAAAATATATAGCAGATAATCCAAACTTAGCGCCTGGTATGAAAAGTTTATTAAATGTTATGTCACCAGATCAGGTAATAACTACACTTACAAAAACCTTAGATCCAAAAGACACAAGAACAGCATTTCAAAAAGATATACAATTTTTACAAAGCAAAGGATTTACCTTTGACCAAGCTGCCGATATGTTAGACAAAGGTCCAAATATTAATATAGATACTGGTGAAAAGGTTTTTCAACAAGAAGCCGCTAAATCAGCATTTAAGTTAGTAGAAAAGTCACAAGAAGTTGTGAACAACTTTGCAGATTTAGAACCAAGGCTTGATATTTTGCAAAAGCAATTAGAGGGTACTGATCCTGTACAAACTGGTGTTATTGAAGAAATTAAAATACCTTTTAAAAGAATTGCAGCTGGGTTAAATATTTTGCCACAAGAACAACTAGATGATCTTACTCAACAAGAATTATTTACTAATATTACCAGTTATTTAATACCAAGAATGAGAGTAGCTGGATCAGGTTCAACATCTGATACTGAAATAACTTTATTTAGAGCAGCCGTTCCTAATTTAGGTAATACGGTTGAAGGTAACAAAGTTTTGGTTGGTGGTTTGCAAGCACTTGCAAAACATAATAAAAAAAGATTATTTGAAATGGAAAAATATTTGAAAGAAAATGGTAATTTGTTGGGTTTTGGTGAATTTGCCGATGAAAAACTAGGACCAGTTTTTAAATCTTACAATTCTGATGAAGATTTTGATAGTAAAGTAAAATCTGGTGAAATTAAACCTGGTGATTTTGTTTTTGATGCTATAAATGGACAATTTAGGGTTATATCAAAAGAAGATGTAAGCGGTATATAGTATGGCAGCACCTAAACCAGTAGATTACGGACAAAAAGCACCCCAAAACATTGGGGCTGGTTTAGCGAGATCATTTGGTCAAGGTTTATTATTTGGTTTTGGTGATGAAGTGGAGGCTTTTGTAAGGTCTTTGCAAAAAGATGTAAATTATGATGATGCTTTACAAGAAGCAAGATCTGAACTTCAAAGTTTTAGAGAACAAGCACCAGCAGCAGCTTATGGAACAGAATTTATTGGTGCTTTACCAAGCACTTTTTTTACTGGTGGCACAGGACTATTAGGTAGATTAGGTTTACAAGGAACTGGCAAGATTGCGGCTACACAAAGCGCTTTATATGGCGCTGGAACTGGCGAGGACACACAAAGCAGATTACAAGGTGCTGCTATTGGTGGCGCGCTTGGTGGTGCGGTTGGTGTAGGTGCTGATAAATTATTGCCAGCAAAATCAAAAGTAGCTAAAGATTTACAAAAAAAAGGTGTACCACTAACACCTGGTCAAGCACTAAGAGATCAGGGTTCTATTGGATCTACTTTGATAACTGCCTTGGAAGATTTATCAACATCATATCCTGGCGCAGGCGCGCCCATACAAGCAAAAAGATTAGAAGGCTTAGTAGCATTTAACAAAAGATTATTAGAAGAAGCTGTAGAACCCTTAAAAATTAAATTGCCAAAAAACGCATCAGCTAAAGAATCTTATGAATTCGTAGATGATATTCTGAATAAGAAGTATGAATCAATAATACCAAAATTAAAACTGACAAAGACAGATGATCTTGAAACTAATATTTTGGATGCATTGGAAAAAAGTATATTTAGTAGTTCTGACCAAAGTAAGGTTTTAAAAATATTAGATAAAACTATATTTGATAATATTGTTGATGGACAACTATCAGGTAAAAACTTAAAAAATGCTCAAACAAATCTGAACAGGTTAAGCACAAGATTTTTAAAACAAGGTGGTTTTGAAGGTGAAATAGGTGTATTTTTAAAACAAACAAAAAATTTATTAGACGAACAAATCAATTTACAAAACCCAAACTCTAAGGAGTTGTTTGATGTCAATAAGGTTTATGCTAATTTAATACCAATTAATAAAGCTATGCAGTCTGCTATCACACAAGAGGGCGTTTTTACACCAGCACAGATACTTAGAGCATTAAGGCAAACAGATCAAACAAAAATGAAACAAGCGCTGATAAAGGGACAAAAACCATTACAAGTAACTGCTGAAGAAGCTAATAAAATTTTGTTGTCACAATTTCCTGATTCTGGTACTGCGTCAAGATTATTAGCACAAGATGTTATTGTCAATCCTCTTAAATTAGGTAAGCTAGCGCCACCAGCTGTCGCATCTGAATTGTTGATGTCACGACCTTTTGGTATGTCACCAGCTACAGGTTTATTAACTAGCGTAAAACCCATAACACTTGGAGCAACACCAACTATTAGCGGTCTTTCTGCGCAACAAATTTTAGAAAACCAAAGACAAGCTAGACAAGAATATTTAAATAGTTTATTACCTAATCAATAGTTACTTCAATACTATATTTGCCTATGTTTTCGCCTTCTTGATCCACGCCGTAAACCATTTCTAATTCTAAATCAATAAAGTGCTTGGCCTTCATAAGGTCTTTTATTCTATCTTCTTTACCGCCTTTGTTTCTGGTTATGTATTTAAGTGTACTGCCTAAGTTATAACTTAGTTTATTTGCATATATATATTCTATTGGTTGTATGATATGCTGTTTGTAATGGTCGCCGTCAACTTGGTTGTTGGTTGCCAGTCTATCTATTGATTGATCCCACTCATCAATGTTATTTTTTTTCATATTTTTTCTCCACTTTAAGTAATATTATGCTATATTAACACTTATATATAAAAAAAGGGAAAATTATGGAAATATTTGAATCTGATGACAAAATTACTTTTGACATTTCCAAGACTATAGACGCAAACGAATTAGCTGAACGCTGGGGCGTAACAAAAAAATCTATAGACAATAGACGACAAAGAGGACAAGGACCAAACTATTTTAAGATAGGTGGTAAGATAAGATACGATCTCAAAGATGTTGTCAGAATGGAACAAGAATCTTATAGATCCATAAATGGCTCACGCATTACTAAGTCCTAGTGCAGCAAAGATTTGGATGTCCTGTCCAGGGATGCCAAAACTTGCGCAACAAGTAGAATACAAGGTAGGCGTGCCAGCCGCAACGGGTACATTGATACACGAAATGGTAGAAACATTATTAAAAGGGAGATTACAAAATTTGACGCTTGAAGAATACTATCTTGGTAGTACACATCATGTTGAAGATTTTGATATTACAGTAGATCAAGACATGGTTGA